TGATATCCACTCCAAACGGGGGCAGTCGTGTATCCTTTGCAGGCACTGATCGCCGCGACCGTAGTAGGGGCCGAGTCAAAACTGTCGTATTGCAAGGCCATGTGAAATGATCCCGAAGTAGCGGTGGAACACACGGGTACATAGAAGATCCGGAGCTTCCTCCATCTCCACTTACTGTATCCAACTGCTATGGTGGCAAGCCAAGTCCCAACGACTCCTGGAATTAACTGAATAGATCCACTTGCTACCGTGGAACTAACAGTTAACGTCGTGGAGATTTCACAGTTCTTGACAACCGTGGCATCTCCAGCGGACCACAAGACTGGACTCGGCTTACCAAGAATCACCCCTGCTGCTACAGGGGCGACTATCGGTTTGCCAACCGAGAGCCCATTCACTGAGGAATTGCCCGCACCTCGCGAGGTACGTGTACGGCGCCGAGAGCGCGCGTTCGGTTGAACAACTGCGCTCGCAACACGAGATGCGGGGGTCGAATTTCTCCGTCTTCTGGCCATTAATTTTGTCACTCGGTGTTTCACGGGTGACATAACTCTTAATCCTGGGCCATTCAGGAACCTGCCCAAGCTCTGCCTCAAGATCGTGAAGATCTCTGAGCTGAGGTTGGGTCGACAGATATCGGAACAACGTCTTAGGCCACGAGGTCAACCAGAAAGAATTCTGGGACAACTCATGGCTACAGAAGTTGACTCTCTCTAAATCGCCCTCAGGGGTTACCGCACATGGGATATAATCCTTACAGGAATGGCCCAAGTTAGCATATAACTGCTTTGCATTGGCCACATAACCTTCAACAGAATCATCTCCCATGGCGATACACCAGGGTGCTCCAATGATTTCAGCCATGAGGCAACGAATACGTGAGTTCGTACTTGATGTGCAGTAGGACCCGGACTTCATCAGCCCAGGCAGTCCTTGCTCAATCAAGGTGCCATCAGATAGCTGGAAAACAGAATTCATGAAGCAATAGAATCTGGAAATTGCAGCTCGGCGCAATCGAGGACCGAAAGACCCTAAATCACATC